ATTACGGACACTTGACCCATCATCATTAGACGGCTCTTTTGAGAGAAATTCGAAGGAGTTGTATCAGTTTGGATCTCTCACTTTTGTCACTGCTGTGCCACTCACTGTAGCTCAAACGTTGACTGGAGGTATTGCAACGATCAATGTCTTCGCCTGGATGACAGATGTCGAGCTTGAAGGTCCTAGCTTAGTTATTACGTCAGGAGTGGCTCAGGCGGCTGGAGCTGCTATGACTTCTTTTAAGGATGTTCCTGTACTTGGAGGATATTTAGCTAAGGCTGGAGCTATTTCGAAAGCGTCGGCTAAGGTAATGTCACTCCTTGGGATGTCTAATTACCCTGATGAACAACCTGCTACTCAAGTTCGACCTTCAGTGATGCCTGCTTTAACCAGTTCAGATATTAATTCTGACGCGCGGTACTTGGGCGTCGCTTCACATTCAGGTCTTACCATGGCGCCAACTGAGTCTTGGTCTGATGAATTACAAATTGACCAGTTTGGTAAACCTATTGTTGCTCTCGGTGTTGCCAATTGGAATATTTCGACTCCTAAGGGTTCTTCTGTTTTTAAAGCAAATGTAACTCCGGAATATTATCATACTTCGACTTTATCAGGCGCAGCTTCCGGGACAACTATGGCAATTGTGTCAACACCAGCTTGTCATATCTCCAGTTTGTTCAGCCAATGGAGGGGTAAGGTTAAGTATCATTTTACTGCTATTGCATCTCAATATCATAGAGGGAGGCTGCGAATTTATTACGACGCTGCTATGTCGGATGACAACGTGCTTTTTAAAGAAGGTTATTTGTTTTCGAAGGTTTGGGATATTACTGAATCAAAGAATTTCGAGTTCGAAGTCCCCTTTACGGCGGCGACTCAGATGCTCGCGCTTTCTCACCCTCAGTACAGCAATTTAACCGAGCTTAATTTTTCTCTCTCGGGTGCCACCATGTTTGCTTTGGACCCACGATTTCACAATGGCTTTGTCAACTTAACAGTTTTGAATCAGCTCTTGGGTCCTAATGCTGCTGGTGTTAAGATTATTTGTTCTTGTTCCATAGAGGACTTAGAGTTTGCAGAACCTTGCTGCCCAGGTACTTCAGTCAATACATCAATTGGATCGACTTCGAAACCGATGGTGGAAGCTCAAGCTTACCTTTCGTTATCTCACAATTACCAAACCACATCTGGTGTTCCTTCGGATCATAAACCTTTTGATGCCGAGATTTACAATGGTGAGAAGGTTCTTTCTTTGCGATCTTTGCTACATCGATCTTGTGATTACACTTTACTTTCCGCACCAGCAACTAATGTGGGGGGTACGGGGATTACCGGTTGTGTGATTTACAATCGTTATACAATCCCCCGAGAACCTTTGTCGCCGGGCGAACACACTTATGGTACATCAAGCTCTCGTGTCATTGATACTGGTCAAAATTTTACCAACAATTTAGCAACTGCAGTCATTGGAGCAACAGCCAATGGATATTCTTATGTGGCTATGTCACCTTTTTGTTTTCTAAAAGGTATGTTCGCTGGTTATCGGGGTTCTATGCGTTGGAAGATAGTTTCGGACTTAGGTCCTGACACTCATCATCTCCAGACATCGAATCCTAATATTGCCGGGCTGTATTCTTTGACAGTTTCTCGTTCGCGTGACTACACTGGATCGACAACTTGGACATCTATGCGCTCAACGGGTGCATCAGCTAGTCGTGTTCAGTATGATTCGATTGCAAAACCAGAC